ATCACGATCGCTGACGCGACCCCGGCCAACCATGACTTCTACCCCGTTGCTAAGAACGCTGCTGGCACGTGGCTTCTCCTCAATCGTGAGGCATCCACGGCTGCTGGCGCTCCGCGTTTGGAGCTGGGGTTCAGTCTGGCTAACCGGAATCGTGCGACTGACAAGGTCCATGTCAAGTTCGTGCATCCTTTCGAGGCTGAAGTCGACGGCGTTACCGTTGTTCAGAGTACTCCTCTGTTCGATGGCAGCTTCGTTATTCCGGCGGATCTCACCGAAGCCCAACGCGAACGTTTTGGCAAGATGGCAGCAAATGTCGTCCTGCATGCGATCGTTCAGGGCATGGTTAAGACCCGCGACCCGATGTACTAGGCGAAAGCCATAGCATATGGTCAGGAGTAATTGGAAGCTGGGTGTTGGCACGTTAGTGCTGTACGTTCTATTGTGGAACATGTCCACAGCGTACTCTTCTACACCTGTTGTGGGGTTATCCCCAACTACGCCAGAGGTTCTCATTGATGAAACCACTCGACCAAGCTTTGAGCCTGGAAGCCGAATTAAGCTTCACTCAGGCTGTTTGCGAGATCGTAAATTCCCCACGTGCAATTGCTGTTTCCCTCCTTGTGAAATACCAAGAGTGGGACCAGCTGTTATCGCTTACGATGGAGTCTGGAGATTATCAGAACGCCGGCAATTTCGCCGACGACTACCTGGTGACCTCTTTACTCCGGAAGAGCGAACACTTGCCGACTGGGGTCGATACTGCAGCAGTAGCGCTCGGTAAGTTTTATTCTGCCGAGAAACACTGCTCTGAAACGAACAAACGACTCTGTGATACCTCGCTACCCCACCCGGGGTGGTTTAGGAAATGGAGAAGGGAGTTCGCGGCCATCTTAGGCCCGCTGGACGCCGCAGCTCTCGAGCGCATAGTATGGCTCGGAAAGCACGGCTCTGGTGCGAGCATTGGAGTGAAGGGGGACGGTCTTGTCGCAAGCGACAAATACGAGAAACCCCTGACCGTTACTGAAGAGCTACTCCCCTTCTACGAAACCCTGGTCGGAGAGACCTGGGCAGAGTACCGCCCGCGCCAGTGCGCAAAGGTGGTGAGAGGGAATAAGTTCTTCACAGTTCCCAAGGATGCGACAACTGACCGTGGTGCTTGCACCGAACCTACGCTGAATGTTTATTTTCAGTTGGGTATCGGACGTTACATCGCGGAACGGCTGAAGCGCTTTGGCGTTGATATCAGCAGCCAGGAATGGAATCAGGCTCTTGCCGAATTCGCCTTTGAGTGGCAACTTGCCACGGTGGATTTGTCTCAAGCGTCTGACCTTATGTCCTGGTCAGCTGTGATGGAGGTGGCCGATGATGACTGGTTTCACTTGCTTAGTTTAGCAAGCTGCCGGTATACATCCGTGCCAGATGGTAATACATACCACGACGTCGAGCTTGAGAAATTCTGCTCGATGGGCAATGGCTTTACCTTTCCGTTGGAAACAGCGATGTTCCTAGCGATGGTTAGAGTCTTTGTACCTCCAAAGGACCTTTGTGTATGCGCAGTTTACGGTGACGATATGATCGTGCCGCAAGCGTACGCACGGGATCTGATCGACGGCCTTGAATATGTAGGGTTTAAGGTGAACACTCGTAAGAGCTTCCTGGCAGGATGCTTCTACGAGAGCTGCGGCACTGACTGGTTTAAAAGCCAGAATGTGCGTCCTTTCTTCCTAC